GCCGACCGGCATCCGACCCACAAGGACGCGGGTTTCCCAAGGCCAGTACCTTTCACTCAAGCCCGCCAACAAGCGGGTTTTTTATTGCCCGGTGAAAACACCATGAAGATCAGCCCCCTGATTGCCCAACTGCGCGATCACTGCCCAACCCTCGCCGGTCGCGTGGCTGCCGGCATCGACCTCGAAACGCTGCAAGCCAATACCCCGCTTTCAACTCCTTGTGCCTACGTGGTGCCGATGGCCGATCCGGCGGGCGCAAACGTGGCGCAAAACGTTACGAGGCAGACCATTCGCGACCGCTTCGAAGTGACCCTGGTGCTCGACACCACCGACGCTACAAAAGCGCTGGATCTGTTGCACGACCTGCGGGCCGAACTGTGGCGGGCGCTGGTGGGGTTCAAGCCCGGCAGTGATTACGACGCCATCACCTACGACGGCGGCGAATTGGTTTCCATCAACAGCAGCCGTGCGCTGTATCGCCTGCGTTTTTATGCCGAGTTCCAGCTCGGCCGCAATCTGCCTGGTCAGCCTGCGGAGAGCTGGCACGAACGTGAACTGGACGGTTTGTCGTCCTTTACCGGGGTCACCGTGCGGGTCGATGCGATCGATCCGGCGGACCCCAATCTGCAACGGCCAGGCCCCGACGGACGCCTGGAACTGACTTTCTCTGGAGACGTAACCCCATGAGCAAACGCATCACCGTGCTGCCGGCCCCAGGCCGTGCCGTGCCCGACCCGGAAGCGGGCGATCTGTTGCCCCTCGAGGGCCGTGAAGTGCCGGACAACGCCTGGTGGCGTCGACGTCTGGCCGATGGCGATATCACTACCAAAGCCGTGAAAGCGGCAAAACCACAGGGAGCCAAATAATGGCGATCGGATTCAGCAACATCCCCGCGGACATTCGTGTGCCGTTGTTTTACGCCGAGATGGACAATTCGGCTGCCAATAGTGCGTCGTCGGCCATGCGTCGTTTGATCGTCGCTCAGGTCAACGACAACATTGCGCCGGCCGAGGTTGGCAAACTGGTGTTGGTGTCCAGCGTGGCGCTGGCCAAAAGCATTGGCGGCCAGGGCTCGATGCTCGCTTCGATGTATGAAACCTGGCGCAAGACCGACCCGATCGGCGAAATCTGGTGCCTACCGCTGCATAACACCGAAGGCAGCATCGCCAAAGGCGTGTTGACCCTGACCGGGGCGGCCACTCAAAGCGGTGTGCTCAACCTGTACGTTGGCGGCGTTCGTGTTCAAGCAGCCATCGTCAATGGCGCCACGGCAGCTCAGGCCGCTACCGCGCTGGCGCTGAAAATCAACGCCTCGGCAGATCTGCCGGTCAGCGCGGCAGCCGTTGAAGGCATCGTGACCCTGAGCGCCAAATGGACGGGCGACAGCGGTAACGACATCAGCCTGCAATTCAATCGCCTGGGCAAGAGCAATGGCGAAGAAACCCCGGCCGGCCTGACCACGGCCATCACCGCCATGACCGGCGGTGCCGGTGTGCCGGATCAGGTCGCTGCGGTAGCGGCGCTGGGCGATGAACCGTTCGAGTTCATCTGCATGCCATTCTCGGACCTGTCGACCCTCAACACCTGGCAAGCCGTCATGGATGACAGCACCGGTCGTTGGTCGTGGGCCAAGCAATTGTTCGGTCATGTCTACAGCGCCAAGCGCGGCACCATCGGTACTTTGGTGGCGGCCGGTCAGATGCGTAACGACCAGCACATGACCCTCCAGGCACTGGAACCGGGCGTACCGCAACCGTTCTGGGTTCAGGCCGCTGCACTCGCTGCGCGCACATCGGTGTTCATCTCCGCCGATGCCAGCCGTCCGACCCAAAGCGGCAGCCTGCCAGGCCTAGACCCGGCGCCGGCCAGCGAGCGTTTCACCCTGACCGAGCGTCAGTCGCTGCTCAATTACGGCATCGCCACCGCGTACTACGAAGGCGGCTACGTGCGCATTCAGCGTTCGATTACCACCTATCAGAAGAACGCCTACGGCCAGGCAGACAATTCCTACCTGGACAGCGAAACCATGCACCAGTCGGCGTTTATCGTGCGTCGTCTGCAAAGCGTGATCACCAGCAAATACGGTCGCCACAAACTGGCCTCCGACGGCACCCGTTTCGGCGCCGGCCAGCCGATCGTGACCCCGAGCACTATTCGCGGTGAGCTGATTGCCCAGTACGCCAAGCTCGAACTGGAAGGCCACGTCGAAAACGCCGAGCTGTTCGCCGAACACCTGATTGTCGAGCGGGATGTGCAGGACCCGAGCCGGGTCAACGTGCTGTTCCCGCCGGATTACATCAACGGCCTGCGCGTGTTCGCGCTGCTCAACCAATTCCGTCTGCAGTACGACGACGCAGCCTGATCGCTGCCTTTGACTGTGTGATTTCAGCCCACTTCGCGTGGGCTTTTTATTTGAAGGGAGAAACACCATGGGTCAACTGATTGCGGGCACCTGCTACGTCAAAGTGGACGGCGCTCAACTGACTATCAATGGCGGCTGCGAAGCGCCGTTGCTGGCTGTGAAACGGGAAACCGTCGTACCGGGTTTCTACAAGGAAACCGACATCGCCCCGTCGTTCAAAGTGACAGCGCTGCACACCGCTGACTTCCCGCTCAAGCAACTGATCGCAGGCACCGACATGACCGTCACCTGCGAATTCAGCAACGGCAAAGTCTACGTACTGGCCGGCGCTTACCTGGTGGAAGAGCCTGTCTCCAAGGGCGACGACGCCACCATCGAATTGAAATTCGAAGGCATCAAGGGGACCTGGCAATGACTGGCGCCGTGAAGCTTCACGTTGCGATCGAAGCTCACGGCGAGCCCTTGACCGAACTCAACCTGCGCCGCCCGACGGTGCAGGAAGTTCGAGCGATCAAGGCGCTGCCGTACAAGATCGACAAGAGCGAAGAAGTCAGCCTCGACATGGACGTCGCGGCCAAATACATCGCGGTGTGCGCAGGCATCCCGCCGTCGTCGGTCAATCAGTTGGATCTGGCTGACCTCAACGCGCTGAGCTGGGCCGTCGCGAGTTTTTTCATGAGTGCGGCGTCGGAGCCATCACCGACCTGATTTCAGTCGCCTATGACCTGGCCTGGTTCTGGAAGGTTGACCCCGAACAGATGATGGCCAGGCCTTTGGATGTGCTCCGCGAATCGCTGGAGCACGCGCAACGGATCAATGCGATGCAGCAGGTGCAGTGATGGCAGACATGGAAAAGGAAGATAAAACACCGGTCCAGCTGACGGGGGGCGATGAAGTGCCCTCCAAGCTGGCCCGCCTTCGAGCGAAGGTTGAGGGCTTCAGAACACACCTTGAACAGACGGGGCTGGGCAAGCTGGACATCAGCGGTCTGTTCAAGGGTGGCAGCGTGATCACGCCCTTCGTGGACGGGATCAAGGCGTCCGCTGCGTTCAAGGGCCAATTGACCGAGGTCAATGAGGCCGCCAAAGGTGTCGATGTGCCGAGCGTACCGACCAGCGCCGCGCAAACCCTGAATGTGTTCAGTCGGTCGATGGAGCAGGTGTCGGTTGCCGCAAACACCGCGTTACAACCTGCCGTCGCGACCGTCACGGCAGGGATTCAGCCGCTGCTCATTGGCTTTGGCAGTCTGCTCAATGACAACCCGAAGCTGGTCGAGGGACTTGCGGCCGGTGCCATTGCGTTTTCGGCAATGCAAACCGCCGTGACCGGCGCGACCCAGGTTTTCGATCTGATGAACATGGTGCTCAAGACCCATCCCATCGTGTTGATTGCTACGGGCATCGCCCTGGCAGCCGGTTTGATTGTGGCCAACTGGAAACCCATATCGGCGTTCTTCGCCGGGCTCTGGCAAAAGATTGCTCCGGTCGTGATGCCCATGGTCGAGTTCTTCANGACGATGTTCGCCTTCACGCCGCTGGGACAAATCATCAGCCATTGGGGACCGATCACCGCCGTGTTCGCGGCGATCTGGGACGTCATCAAAGCGGTGGCGACACCGATCATTGGTTTTTTCCAGACGCTTTTTTCCTGGTCACCACTGGGTTTGATCATCAGCAACTGGACGCCGTTGACGGGCCTGTTTTCGGCGATCTGGGATTTGCTCAGAGCGCTGTCGGTGCCGGTCATGGACTTTCTGCACGGCCTGTTCGACTGGTCGCCGCGGGAGTTGATCATCGCCGGCTGGGGCGCAGTCACCGAACTGTTTTCCGGGATCTGGGACGGCATCAAGGCCCCNGCNCTGNTGATGTACGGCACGTTGCGCAGCCTGTTTGACTGGTTTCCGCTGGAAGAGATCAAACAGCGTTGGGAGCCGATCACCGAATGGTTCAGCCAATGGTGGGACAAGCTGCAAGGCGTCGTCGCGCCGATCAAGGAATTCTTTGCCGGTGGTTTCGGCAGCCTTGTCACCCGTGTGACCGGCAAGGTCGAAGGCCTGACCGAGGCTCAAGAAAAAACCAATGCCGAAGGCCAAGGTAAGTTTGCGCCGGCGTTTTTTGGCGCCGATACCGAGCAACCACAAAGCCTGTCAGTGCTGCCCGGCAATCTGCCGCACAAACCCTCGATGCAGCCTGGTTCCCTGACACAAAACTCCAGCGCCCTGATTCAACAAAGCGCCGCCAACAGCCGCACGCAACTCGAAGGCGGCCTGACCGTGCGCTTCGAAAATGCGCCGGCCGGCATGCGCACCGATCAGCCGCAAACCAATCAACCGGCGCTGGCGCTCAATTCGCGCATCGGCTACCGCACACTGTCCCTTGGAGGTTCCAATGAGCTGGCGTGATCGTTTGATGCCGGCATCGTTTCGCGGCGTCCAGTTCTGGGTCGATCAGGCGAAAAACCCGGTCGGCCAAAAAGGCCAGTTGCACGAGTATCCGCAGCGGGATCTGCCGTATTTCGAGGGCCTTGGCCTGCAGGCGAAGATTCACGATTTGACCGCATTTATCGTCGGCCCCGACTGCCTGGAACAGCGCGACAAACTGCTCAAGGCGCTGGAGCAGGGCAGTGGTGAGCTGGTTCACCCTTGGCTGGGGCGTCTGCAGGTCAAGGTCGGCGAATGCGACATGACCCACACCCGCCAGGACGGCGGGCTGGTGACCTTTACCCTGAAGTTTTACCCCGATCAACCGGTGCCGTTTCCCACGGCGGCGGTCAGCACGCAGACGCTATTGCTGGTGTCGGCCGACAGCTTGCTGGGCTCTGCAGTGAAGCGTTTCGAAGACGCGATGACTTTGATCAAGGCTGCGCGGATCGGCATTGCCAACCTGCGCAACAGCATCAAGGAGGCTTACGAGGTGATTCAGCAGCACCTTCAGCCGTTGATCGATGAGTACCAGCAGATCAGCGATCTGGTCAAAGCCGTCAAGGAACTGCCCAAGGATGTGGCAGCGCAATTCAAGGGATTGATCGGCGACATCAACGAACTGAAGGACTTCGCCCGTGAAGGTTATCGTGGCGTGATTGCCAACGTCTCCCAGCAGGTCGAAGCCATCAAGAAGGCTGATGCGCCGAAGCTCACCACCGGCAAGGACACCACCGCTGCGGCCCAGGCGCTGACCAACCTGGTGCAGGACACTTTGATTGTGCAAGTGGCCCAGTGGGTCGCNTCGATGCCGGTGGCTTCACAGGCCGTCAAGCGGGTCACCAACCTGCCGGTCGGGCATCAGGCTGTGCGACCGACCACGCACCAGGACGTTCCGGTGGTCGACGATTTGGAGGCCTTGCGTGCGGCACTTGAGGAAGTGTTCAAGCTGCCCGAGGCCAAGGCGGACCCCGCGCACTATCTGGCGATGAGCAATCTGCGTCAGGCCCTCCGGGCGCATTTGAAGGCGGTCGCGTCGTCGGGCGTTCGACTGGTCAGCAAGTCTTTCAAGCAAAGCCTTCCAGGGCTGGTCGTGATCTATCAGCAAAGTGGAGACGCCACGCGAATCGCTGAAGTGCTACAGCGCAACGGCATTATTCATCCGGGGTTTCTCCCGCTGGACGACGTAAAAGTCCTGGGGGAATAGACCATGAATGAACTCGATAACAGCGTGTTGCTGACCGTTGACGGTCTGGAGTACGGCGGCTGGAAAAGCGTTGAAATCACTGCGGACCTGGAGCGTCAGTTCCGCACCTTCAAACTCGACATCACCTGGCAATGGCCGGGGCAGACGGTCGACCGACCCATCCGCCCGGGTGCGCCCTGCCAAGTGCGAATCGGCTGCGATCTGGTGCTCAGTGGGTATGTGTTCAAGGCGCCGATCAGCTATGACGGGCGGCAGATCAGCCTGAGTATCGAAGGCAGTTCNAAGACTCAGGACCTGGTGGACTGTGCGGCGATCAACACGCCCAACCAATGGCATCAGCAATCGTTGCTCAGCATCGTTCAGGCGTTGGCCTCACCTTATGCCGGGAAAGTGGTCAGTGAAATCCCCGACACCGCGCGACTCGGCAGTCACACGATCGTGCCGGGGGAAACGGTCTTTCAGTCGATCGACCGCTTGCTCACGCTGTTTCGGGTGTTTTCCACCGATGACGCCGAAGGTCGGGTGGTACTGGCCCGACCGGGTAGCGGTGGGCGAGCCAGTGACGTGCTTGAGCTGGGCAAGAACATTCTGTCGGCCAACGCGCCGATGGACTTCAGCCAGGTGTTCTCCGAGTACCGGGTGATCGGTCAGCACAAGGGCGGCGACGAGAAGAGCGGTGCGGCCGTGAGCGAAGTGTCCGGGGTTTCCACCGACCCGATTATCGGGCGCAAGCGGATCACCGTGATCAACGAAAGCGCGCAATTGACCCCGGAACTGGCGCAGCAACGTGCCGATTGGGAAAGCGGTATTCGCGTCGGCAAGGCTGGCACCACGACCTATCGGGTACAAGGCTGGCGGCAGTCCAACGGTGATTTGTGGAAGCACAACACCTTGGTGCGGGTGATCGACAAGGTGTTGGGTTTCGACCACGACATGCTGATCTCCAAGGTGACTTACTCGCTGTCCGAACAGGGCTCGGTCACCACGCTGCAAGTGGCGCCGCCTTACACCTTCGATGCGAATCCGGTGCCTCCCAAGAAAACCTGAGGTTGACACTAAAACTGTGGGAGCGGGCTTGCCCGCGAAGACGGCGGTTGAATCGACATCTATCTGACAGATCCACCGCCATCGTCGGAACGCCGCCCGGGGCAAGCCCGCTTCCACAGTGTTCTGTGTTCGGCCCGACTCCAGAGGAAAACCAATGAGCTTACTGACACGCCTCCTGGCGCGCGGCACTGTCGTGCTCGCCAACTCGGCCACCAAGCTTCAATCGCTGCAAATGCGCCTCACCGCCGGCGAAGTGAACGACGACATGGAGCACTTCGAACCCTACGGTTTCACCAGCAATCCGCTGGCTGGCGCTGAAGGCATCGCCACGTTTCTGGGCGGTGATCGTTCTCACGCCGTCGTGCTGGTGGTCGCCGACCGCCGCTATCGCCTCAAGGCACTGGCCCAGGGCGAAGTCGCGATCTACACCGACGAAGGCGACAAGATCCACTTCAAGCGTGGACGGATCATCGACATCGAAACCGCCACCCTGAACATCCGCGCCAGCACCGCCGTGAACATCGACACCCCGGCCCTGACCCA